ACCAAATTTCTCAAGAAATTAGAGATTTTCTTGCTAAACCTGTTATTGTTGCCTCTGGTAATTTTACTACCACAGATACATTTTCGGCTTTTCCTCCTTATCTCTCTCCTAATGACATTATTACTAATAGTGCTACTATGTCTGATAAATTGAGAGGTTATTTCGGATTTAGAGCTACAACTGTTTTACGTCTTGTTGTTAATGCAAATAGATTTCAACAAGGTAGATATAATTTACAGTTTATGCCTACTGGTGGTGCTGATATTAGTACTACGCCTGCTATTAATAGAATTTCAGCCTTACAGAATACTTTGGTACAAAGATCGCAATTACCTCATGTTGAACTAGATTTATCTTGTGATACTGAGGCTACTATGCGTATTCCATTCAATAGTGCTATGAATTTCTTTCCTCTTAAATCTGTTACTTCTACTTCTAGCTTCGGCTCTTTTGGTCTTTTTAGGATTTATCCTTATTCTAAATTAGTTGCTCCAGCTGGTAGTAACACTTGTGGTTATACTTTATGGGCTCATTTTGAAGATGTTGAACTCATTGGTGCCGCTGTACCTCAATCAACACGGCCTTTTACATCCCAAGTTAAGAAAAAGAACGAAACTGAAGTTGAACAGAATAGTAGTCAAATGGGTCCCATTTCTTCCGCTTTAATTAGAGTAAGAGACACTGCCAATATTTTCACTAGAGTTCCATTGCTGAGTGGGTATGCTTCGGCAACCGCTTGGTACAGTGATATTCTAGCTTCAGCTGCTTCTGTTTTTGGTTGGTCTAAACCAATTAATCTTGAACATTCACAAAGAATTACTCAAAATTATCTACCATATTCAGCTAATGTTGATGGTCCCGATAATTCGTTTCCGTTGTCCTTTTCTTATAAGAATCAAGTTGGGAAAGCTATTGGTTTTTCTGGAACCGATGTTGATGAACTTGATTTCAAGTATCTTACTAGTATTCCTTCTTACTATACAACTATTCCTTGGTTGGGTACTCAGATTGCTGGGACATCTTTACTTGCTCTTGAAGTTATTCCTACTGCAACCAGAATTACAAGAGTAGTTAATGGTATTAATGTGTCTGATTGTGCTCCCATGCACCTTGTTGCAAGCATGTTTACTTATTGGCGAGGAACTATGGTTTATAAATTTAAATTAGTTAAAACTGAATTTCATTCTGGTAGATTAGCTATTTCTTTTTCTCCTTTTGAGGATGCTTTGGCATCTTCTCCTGCTAGCATAACTTTAAATGACACGGACTATATACATAGAGAGATAATTGATATTAGAAATTGTAATGAATTTACCATTTCTGTTCCTTATATATCTTCTTCTCCTTATAAAAGTCTTCTTTTCTATCCCATATCCACTGGAACATTATTTGTCAATGTGCTTGATCCTCTAGTAGCACCTGATACTGTATCAACTGATATTTCTATTATAGTTGAAGCCTGTATGGGACCTGATGCAGAATTTGCAGTTCCTAGAAAGGTTCTTAATTCACCTGTTTATGGTATAGCTCCTCAATCAAATAAACCTTTTGATTTACCAACAAATGAGTGTAGTATAGTTGAGACTTCTATCGGTTCTTCTGGAACCGTTGATGGTAATGATACTAATGCCTTGTTTGCCATTGGAGAAAAGATTTCTTCTTTTAGAACTCTTTTGAAAATGCCATGGTTGATTACAGCTACTAATGTTCCCACTGCTAGTTTATATTTTAATGTGTTACCTTTTGCTAACACTTATACAACGTATACTCCTGGTGGCCCTATATTTTTCCAAACACCTGATTTTTCTTCTGATTTGATTAGTATACTTAATTCTTGTTATTTGTACTCTAGAGGAGGTGTACGTCTTAAATATATTGATAATACTGCAGTTACGGCTGCTGAACCTTTTGTCATTTATATAAGATGTTTTCATACTATAGCTGTTAATTTAACTCGAACTGGTTTCAATTTTAGTGCTGCTGATGGTGCTGTTGAAAATACTGCTCCTGCTAGAGCTGGTGTGCCCGCAACTTATTATAAAGCTGGATATTCTGGAGAAGTTCAGATTCCTCAATATAGTTTGTACCATTCTAGAAATAATTTTGATTTAAGTGTTTCTTCTGGTAATTTTACTTATGGATATAATGTTAATGATTTAACAACAGCTCCTAGAATTTATGTCTCTAGAACAACAACTCCTTCTGTTGCTACTCTATGTTCTTTACTTAGATCTGCTTCAGATGATTATAATCTAGGAGGTTTCCTTAGTGTGCCTCCAATGGTTGGATTATGATCATAAACTTTTGAGAAAGTTTTTATTCTTTTACTTATAAAATGAAGAACACACGTTTCGACCGTGTATAACTGTCTGGATGCCTAATCTCTTGTAAGTTTGTTTAGGTTAAAACTTTAACTTTCAGCGTGTGATGAGCGCTTCCCAAAATTCGTACGAGACGCAGCTGGTTTAGCGTCCTCACCGGTCAAGCCCATGTTTGATGGCCCCGGTAGGTTAATTATAAAATTCCTTAAAGTCGTAGTGATGTTGATTTGAAGTTTACTTCATCATGAAACGAAGAACGCCTTCTGAAATAGCGTTCTAGTTAATGGACCTGTGGTCCCGATCCCCCCACCTATGTTTTTAACAATGATAGTTTTTCGTTGTACCTCCGTTATCGTGCTCAATAGGCATAGGTGCCGGAGATTACTGTTACGATTTACTTAGTTAATGCCTGACCCTACAGAAAAGCAGGTTTAACAAACGATATTTATAGTTCATTTCGAATTATATTTATCGTCTTTTCTCAAGCAAAAAAAAAAAAAAAAAAAAAAAAA